AAGATGCCTGCTACGAAACAGGCGATTGATTCAGCATACGACCATATCATGCGATCTGTGTTCGGTATAGACCAATTCTTTGATATCGAGGGCAGACAATTCCAGGACAAGATACCGGCTGAAATATTAAAGCAGTACATTAAGTATCTTTTCTATAAGGAAAACTTTGCGCGTAAATACGGATTGAGTGTCAAGGAGATGCTTTTGTACGGCACCTGCGTTGCCAGGGTTACTGTAAATACTGCCCGTGAAACCAAAGTCGTTATGGAAGATCTTACAGAGCAGACTGAGTTTATGGACGATTTTGGGGAGATGCAAATTGAGGATGTCGTAACGGGCCAAGAGGCGGTGATGGAATATCGAGACACTAACCGGCCTGAATATATTCCAATATCTGTTTTCGATTTTTTCCCGGACCCCATGGCATCAACCTGCTGTGATGGAGAGGGTGTGATTGTCCGGGCTTTCCCATCATATCAAACCCTTAGAGGTATGGAAAGACGCGGTGAGATAAAGGGTATTGGTCTGATTGAGGAGAAAACTTCACCCTCTTATCAACGTGACGACCAGGAAGCATTTAAACGTAGGTTGGCTTATACCGGCATACAGCCACAAGCCGAAGATTCAGGGAAAAACCCCATGACTCTTGAATATTGGGGTTGGCTGGAAGCAGATGTACTGAAAAAGGCAGGGTTTCCAAGGTCTGAGATTAAAGACGGCGGCGCGGAGGTCACCGCTATAGTGTGTGGCAACACGGTTTTAAAACTCATACCGAATCCGTTTGTTACCGGTGAACGCCCGTTTATGAAGTCGTGCTACGAGGAAATCCCACATGAGTTCTGGGGTATGGGTGTGGCAGAGGCCACAGAGGGTCCGGCGAGGGCTTTAGACGCAACCATTAGGAGCAGGTTGGACAATAAGGCGCTGTCGGTCAATACCATGTGGGCGATCAACACAAGACGTATGACACCGGGGCAAAACCTGTCTTGTTATCCTGGTAAGGTCTGGCTTGCCAACGGGCCTATCAGGGAAGCGATAGAGCAGTTCAAAGTCGATGACGTTACTGGCGGCACCTCTGATGAAGCAATGGAGTTCGAGCGGTATATCCAGGAAGGCGCAAGAATAAGTAAGGCTTTGGGTGGTCAACCCGTTAAGCGTGGGGAGATGAGTGCTACAGAATCACATGGCTTAAACCTTGCCCAAAACGTGCGGATTATCAATATCGTAGATTCCTTAGAGCGCAATCTTCTTCAACCTACTCTCAGGTGGTATTACCATATTATACTACAATTTCTTGAAGTACCGGAACAGGTTATTGTCACACAGGAACAGGCCGGGATCAGGGAAGCCTTACCGATGATGATAACCCCACAACACATTGCCGGTGATTTTGATTTCATCCCAATGGGCGCTGCATCAATAGCAGACCAACAAAAGCTCGCCAAGGTGCGGGATTTTATGATGCAGGTGGGGTCAAGTCCTATTTTGCAACAGATGGTGAATATGCGCTTGTTGGTAGAGAAAAACTACAAGCTAGTGTTTGGAAGTAGAGATATCGAGCAGATGTTTACGGTAGAGCCGCAGCAACAGCAAGCACTTATAAACGCACAGAATATGCAGGCTCAGGGGTCGCAGCCAAGACCGCCTAATCAGCCTGCCGTGCCAGGGGGTGGTAGTGGAGGAGCAGTTTAATCAACAGGAATTAGAAGATAAACGTATAATTGAAAGAATCGCACAACACAGTAAAAGTGCAGGCTATAAGACGTTATTTGACCTGTTAGATATGGAGATAGAACTTTGCCGTGACGGTTTAGAGGGCGCCAAGGGCGATGATGTTATTAGATATCAAATGGCAATCACGGCTTACAGGGGGTTAAAAGAAAGGATACTATCAGCGGAGCATATAGTAGAGGCACTCGAAGCAGACACGCCGGAATAACCCGGTCCTGTATAGATAATGGGATACGCTGAAATGGTACGGCATTACGGCCCCCGAAGGGAGGCAAGATGCCTAAAGCGAAAGCGCAAGCGAAAGTAGAGGAACTAAAACCACAGGAAACACACAAAACACTGACAGAATCGATACCCCTTGGGCCACAGATGGATTTTACGAGTATAGTCGATGGTGACATTACTCCGACCCAAGACCCAAAGGCGATTCTACACAGGGGTGAACCTGTAGTTAGAGATGCTGAAGAACCGGACACCGATGAAGGACACACGGAACCAACCGAGCCTGACCCGCCCGAACCTGAAGCAGAAACAGACAATTACCAGCAACGGTATGAGGAGTTACAAAGGAGATTTGGAGAACAGGGTACAGAGTTAGGGACGTTGCGACAACTTGTGGATCAACGCATTATGAGTCCACAGCAGCAACAGGCCCCGGCGCCGCCCCCGACACCCGTAGAGGACATCGATTTTCTTGAAAACCCACAAGCCGCTATTGATGCGATAACAAATCAGGTCGTGGAAAGGGTTACACCCCAAGTCTCGAATATGTTTGAGAAAAACACGGGGTATCAGAAGTTAATCGGAAAACACAGTGACCATGTGGCTGTCGTAAATGATCCTAAATTCAGGGATTGGGCGTTAAAGACGTTTCCAGGGTCTATGTTAGCACTAGCTGACAACGACCCGGACGCTACTATTCATATATTGGATATGTATAAAGAAACGACTCAGCAACTAGCCCCGGCTGTGACTCCCCAAATAGACGAAAAAACCGTTGCCACTAAAATAGCAACCAAACGCCAGGCTGCAAGAACCACCGGGGGCGTAACACCCGGACCAAAGGACTCAGGGGGAGAGAAGATGTACTCCCGAATTGAGTTGATGAACATGATGGTGAACGACCCCATGAAGTATGAGAGTATGCAGTCTGAGATCCTTCGAGCGTACAAAGAAGGGCGCGTAAAGTAAGAAAGGAGATTTATCATGGCTTGGGCTGATAATGCTGTCGATGGGACAGCTCTATCGGGTAGTACAGACTCTACCCATAAATTTATACCGGAAATATGGCGTGACGAAGTAATTGCAGCACGTGAAAACAATCTCGTCTACGCTAAATTTTTCCGTAGGATTAATCACGTTGGTAAAAAGGGTGATATAATCCATTTACCGACCATTAGTAATGTATCTGCAACCGCGAAAGCCGAAAGCACGGTAGTGACGCTGGTCGCTGCTTCTGAAACTGACAACCAGATTCCTTTGGATAAGCATTACGAAGTATCTCATTTATATGAGGATTTTGCAATGGTGCAAGAGGCTTATCAGGTGCGTCAGGAATATACTCGGAAAGCAGGGTATGCGCTGGCAAAGCAGATCGACACGGATATTAATAGCCTTGTCGAGTCAATTTCCAATTCCTCTCCTGACCATTGGATTGAGGGTGACGGAACTGACGCTAACAAAGCGGGTCCGGCTGCTGTAGCACTGACTAAAGCTGGTGTAATAAGGGCTATCGAGCTTCTGGATATTGCCGATGTACCTGGTAATCCTGGGGAACGCTTTCTCTTAATTAACCCTGAATCCAAAGCCGACCTTTTGGCTATTGACGATTTTACCCTTTACAGTGAGTTCGGTCAACGGCCTTCGCCGTTAAAAACCGGTCTATGGGGTTCGATCATGGGCGTGGATGTGGCGATGAGTAATAACCACCACGCGACCACAACCAATAGCATTGAGTGTTGTGTAATGGGCCACGCTGAAGCCTTTGCTTGCGCTATCCAGATGGATGTGCGCGTACAGGCTGATTATCATCTCGACTACTTGGCAACATTAGTCGTTTCTGATGTCATTTATGGTGTAAAAATTTTGCGTGACGACCACGCAATTTGTATCACCACAGGTCCGTAAACCTAATTGGGAGGGGTAACACCCTCCCTTTTACCAAGGAATAAGTATGGCAATATCAGCACCAATAACGACATGGGCGACCCTAAAGACTGCGGTGGCGGATTATCTAAATAGAACCGACCTTACCAACCAGATAGAGCTATTCATCCACATGGCGCAGCGTAAGTTGGAGAGAACCCATAACTTTGCGTATATGGAAAACAGAACCACGCAAGCACTTACATCCGGTGATTATTCATGGGCTATACCGACACGATATAAAGATATGATCGCAATGAAGATCATATACGATAGCCGGAAATATCCCACAATAAAGATGACACCTGATGAAATATTGAGTTTTAATACTCAACTTACAACTGATACCGGTAGACCTACGAGATGGGCTTATCTACCGTCTGACAGTAGTAAATTCTGGGTAAGACCTACAGCAGATCAATCATACACGGTAGATATAACTTATTACAGATATTCAGCAATATTGTCGAATAGTAATACTACAAATTGGCTAGTAACTGACGCACCCGAGCTTATACTTTATTCCTCATTATTGGAAGCAGAACCGTTTCTACACAATGACAAGAGGATTGAGATATGGGGTAAAATGGCAGCAGGGGCGTTAGCAGATATAATTAACACCGAAACTCAGGAGTGGTTAAAACCAAATATGGAGATGTATGCGATATGAAACGGATACTAATAATACTATTGGGGGTGTTACTTACAACGGGTACGGCTTTTGCTGCAATCTCCGGTGGTGGGGGTGTAGGTACTGCAAGGGGTGGTTTTACTCTTTCAGACGATGATTGGATCGGCCTTGGAGCCGCAGCCGGTAGAATCGAGTTTGACGATCAGGCAACGGATGAGGTTAATATCCTGGATGCTAATGTTGGGATTGGGACGAGTACGCCTTCAACCCTCCTTGACCTCACT